AGTTGTCGAAGATAGGAATGACCCAGACAAACTTGGTCGTGTTCGTGTACGTTGTCTTGGATATCATACAGAAGATTTAATTGACATTCCTACAAAGGATTTGCCTTGGGCAACTGTGATGCACCCAACGACAGACCCATCTATGCAAGGTTTGGGTAACAGTCCATCTTTTCTTGTTGAGGGTTCATGGGTAGTAGGTTTCTTTGCAGATGCAAAAGATAAACAACAACCTATCATTATCGGAAGTCTACCAGGCATACCAGAAGAAGAACCAGATTACACAAAAGGATTTAATGATCCTCGTAGTGCTTATAGTGACCAACCAGATTATGCTGGTACTCCAACTTATGGCCCATATCCAGTTGATGGTGAAGAATACTTTATGCCATCTGGACATGACTTAGGTGAATCTGATACTAGTAGACTTGCACAAGGTGAAGCTTCAGAGTCACATGAATTACTTATTGCAAGAAGAACCAATAGACAAACTAGTATTCAAACTGCAACCCAACCATATCTTCCAACAGTATCAGATGAAGCCGTGCAAGAGGATCGTGGAAGTTTTGACGAACCTCACCCAAAAGATATAGATTATAATAACGAAGATGGAGATGATTATGGAATTTATCGTTCTGGATTATATCCTTACAACCATGTATTTGAATCTGAGTCTGGACATCTTACAGAAGTAGATGATACTCCAGGCGGAGAAAGAACTTTTCGTTCACATAGTTCTGGAACATACGAAGAAATAGTCGCAGACGGAAGTAAGACAGTAAAGGTTATTGGTGATAATTGTGAAATTATTTTAGGTGGTAATAATGTTTATGTTGCTGGTGCAGTTAATCTAACTATTGCTGGAACTGTACGACATCTTGTAAAAGGCGATTATCATTTAGAGGTAGAGGGAAACTACACGCAGAAGATACACAAGAACATGAGAACAAAGATTGGTGCTGGAGAAATAGGTGGAAACCTTGAAGAAGAAATAAAAGGAACTCACTCATTTAATATAGACCAAGCCGTTAAAGGTCGTATTGGTAAAGATGTCAATGTTACCACAGAGGGTGACGAAACAAGAATTAATAATGGAAAGTATAACTTAGCTGCAAAGAGTGATATCTTTGCTTCTACTACTGGGGGTACGTTAACACTTAATGCATCTGGAAATGTTTCGATTGATACTGTATCTGGTATCATGTCAATTAAGTCTGGCACAACTTTAAATTTAAAGTCTGGAACTGCAATGACTGTGGCTTCGGAAACAACATTTACTGGAACATCATCTGGAATAGGAACATTTACATTCTCTGGTAGTGGAAGTGATTTTTTTGCAAATAATGGTTCTTCTGTTATTGGTCTTACAACCCATACTCATACTGACCCAGCACACGCTGCTCATGGTTCAGAAACAAGTACTGCAAATGACTAGGAGAATATAAATGGCAGATTTTAAAACACCTAATCTTTGTGGTGCAAATCCAGAACTTAATAATGCATTATCAAAACTTGATGATTTAAAAAATAACATAACATCAAAAATAGATTCTGCAGCATCAGAAGCTGCAGCTGCATTTGAAACTGGACTTGCAGATGTTAAAGCAGGACTTGATGGACTTGCACTTGATTTGCCAGAACTTCCAGATGTAAATTTTCAATCTGAATTAACTGGTCTTATCAATGACGTAGATAGAACAACCATACAAGGTATTGCAGCTTTCAATACTAAACTTGCACAATTAGAACTTGACTTTGGTGATACACTCAAAGAAAAAGGTTTGTCATTAGATACTCTAATTACAGATGCAACAACAAAATTAAGTAGTGGTGGAAATCTTTGTGAACTTGCACCTAATATAGAAATACCAGCTGGAAGTTCTGGAACTGGTGTTACTACAGAAGAAAAAGAAGAAAGAGGTTCTGGTACTTCAATTACAATATCTGAAACACCAAAAGAAATTATATCACTAGAAGGCAAGAGGGCTGGAGCAAGTTTTTTTGGAAATGTAACTTATAAACAATCTGGCAAAACATTGACAACAACACAAATAGATAATGATAATAATTTAATTAGTTATACTGAACTAAAAGTAAAATATATAATATCACTTATAAAAGAAAAACCAGTTGAGGCTAAACAAGCAGATACTTCACCAGAACCAGAAGAAGTTTCTATTATTACAACAAATGTATCATCAGTCGAGAAAAAAACAGAATTTAAATTAGGTAATCTTTTTAAAAAATTAGATAATTTATCTGGTAGTACAATTGATAGCACTAAAGTAAATGCTGATATAACTAAAGCTCTTGGAGAAATTAAATCACCAGAATTTAAAGCAAAGATGCAGGCTGATTTGGATTATGCTGCTGCAGAAAGAAAAAAACTATTCGCAGACCCACTTAACTATAAACAAGTAACAGTTAATAGTTCTAGTAGTTCATCATCAGGCAAATCACGAACAGTAAAAGTTGATACAGTTGAAACTCAAAATACTACAACAACTGAAAAAGTTACAACTTCTGGGGGAGGTGTAACTGAAGTAAAAAGAACTTCAAAGGCAACTATATCTGAAAAAGGATTTACTCATAGACAAGTAAGAAAAAAAGAATATTTTAGACGGACTGGTTTTACAATAACCACTTCAACTGTTGCTAGTATGAAAACTGGAAAAACTTTTGCACCAGTAGCTGTTAAAAAGATAAATGGTTATAGAGAAAATGAAGTATTATTATCTGCTGTAAACCCAACACTTGTTATGAAAAATGTAGTATATGACGTAGAAAGAATTACTGCTAGGTCTTACAATCCAGATGGAACTTTTGTGGATTATCGTTGGGGTGTTAAACCTAAAGGTAAGAAACTTGAATATCAAAGTGTGGGAAATAACATACTACCAGATTGGACAACAGCTGACAAAAATATCAAACTAGAATATAATAATAGAGTTACAAATAAACTTGAACCATCTTTTCCTACACCTATAGATTTAATAAAAATAACTTATCTCTATGTTGAAAAAATAGACCCCAATTATAGTGGTTAGTCGTTATAAATAAAAGAAAATTAGGAGTCCATACGAATGGCACAATATGACGCTCAAGCAAATAATAATTCTAGTAGGAATGTTAGACAATATACTGACTTAGATTTATTTTTTGGTAAGAAATCATCTAACTCTGATATACAAGATATAACTGATATCAAAGCTGTGAAGCGTTCTATTCGTAATCTAGTTTTACTTAATCATTACGAGAAACCTTTTAGACCAGAGATTGCATCTGGTGTTAGAGATATGTTATTTGAATTGATGACACCAATTACTGCACAGATAATTGCAAGAAAAATTGAAGATGTAATTAATAACTTTGAACCGAGAGCAAGATTAATTGGAGTTACAGCAATTCCACTATTAGATAAAAATACATACGAAGTATCAATTGAGTTTTATGTTGTTAACCAACCCACAGAACTAGTTGACTTATCAATTATGTTAGAGAGAGTACGATAATGGCAGTTAATAATAAAAGACTTAGAGTTACAGAACTTGATTTTGATAGCATCAAAGATAATTTAAAAACATTTCTTAAAGGACAAAACCAATTCAAAGATTATGACTTTGAAGGTTCTGGAATGAATATTCTTTTAGATACTCTTGCATATAATACTCACTACTTAGGTTTTAATGCAAACATGGTTGCAAACGAAATGTTTTTAGATAGTTCTAGTTTACGTTCTAGTGCTGTATCTCATGCAAAGACTTTAGGTTATGAAGTTACTTCTGCAAGAGCTCCTACTGCAACATTGAATGTTAGTCTATCAACTACTGCTGCTACAAAAACAATGTCTGCTGGTACTGCGTTTACATCTACAGTTGACGGAACAAGTTATCAGTTTGTTACAACCTCTGATATTACATCTACGAATACTGGAAGTAATATTCCTTTCGATAGTGTAACTGTTTATGAGGGAACTTACGTTATTACAAAGTACCTTGTGGATAGTTCTGATGTTGACCAGAGATTTATTCTAACAGACCCACGATCTGATACTACCACTCTTACTGTTAAAGTTCAAAACTCTGCAACAGATACAACAACTACAACTTATACAAAAGCAACAGACATCACTCAACTCTCTCCATCATCTACTGTTTATTATTTGCAAGAAGTTGAAACTGGAAGATATGAAGTTTACTTTGGAGATGGAATTGTAAGTCAATCTGTTTCAGATGGTAACATAATTCAACTACAATATGTAGTTACAAACAAAACTGAATCAAATGGTGCATCATCTTTTTCAGCACCAACTGCAATTGATGGTGTAACAAATATCATAGTTACAACTGTGGCCTCTGCTTCTGGTGGTGCAGAACCAGAAAGTATACAGTCAATAAAATTAAATGCCCCACTTGATTATGCATCTCAAGGTCGTGCAGTTACAACAAAAGATTATGAGGTATATGTAAAAAGATTATTTCCAACAACACAAGCTGTTTCAGTTTGGGGTGGAGAAGATGGTAGTTATGATTCAAGTACTGGTGTAAGTTCGACACCAGAGTATGGTAAAGTTTTTATCTCAATTAAATCTACAACTGGGGTTGATTTAACTTCTGCACAAAAAACAAACTTAGAAAAAGAACTTGCACCTTATAAGGTTGCATCTATAACTCCAGTAGTTGTTGATGCAGAAACCACAAGTATTATATTAGGTATTACTATAATGTATGATTCAAGTGCAACAACTTATACTGCAGCTCAGATTGCATCTTTAGTTGCTACTACAGTTTCAAATTATAATGCTTCTGACTTACAAACATTCAATACACCATTTAGACATTCTAAGTTGTTAGGTTTAATTGATAATACAGATACATCAATTTTAAATAGTGTTGCAACTGTTACAATGGCAAAATTATTCACACCGACATTATCATCATCAACAGACTATAGACTTAATTTTAATAATAAGTTTTATAATCCAGTAAGTGGTTACAATGCCAGTGCTGGTGGTATTATTGCATCTACTGGATTTTATTTAAATAGTGTAACAACTACAACTTATTTTTTTGATGATGATGGCGCTGGAAATCTTAGAACTTATTATCTTGTTTCTGGTGTAAGAACTTATTTAAATATTGCAGCTGGTACAGTAGACTATGCAAATGGTTTAATTACTATTGGTTCAATTACAATCACAGGAGTTGCAGAAGTTGATGGTGCAACTTCATCACAAATTCGTATAACTGTATTACCAAATTCAAATGATATAACTCCAGTAAGAAATCAGATACTTGAAATAGATT